AATGCAACGTAATAAAGTGTTTAAAGAATATATTAATTATCCGTTTAATAAATTAGTAGAAAATATATATCATACATTTCGATTTTCATATTTTGATGTACCATACGAAGATATTAAAGCAGAAGTAGTTGCATTTTTAACAGAAAAAATTGGTAAATATCAAGAAGGTAAAGGAAAGGCATTTTCATACTTTTCTATAGTTGCTAAAAATTATCTTATTATACAAAATAATGCAAATTACGCAAAAATGAAAATGCGTACTGAGACAACAGAGATAGATGATAATAGAAATATTAGTGCTGAAGTATCGTTAAATGATCATCAAGAATCATTGCGTGATTTTACTAATCAATGGGTTGATTGGTATGATAATCATATTAATACTATTTTTATTAATAAACGTGATATTATTGTAGCTGACACAATTTTAGAATTATTTAGAATTCGAGAAAATATAGAAAATTTTAATAAAAAAGCTTTATATATACTTATACGAGAACGTACTGGATTAAAGACTCAAAATATTACCAAAGTACTTAATACTATGCGACGCGATTATATGAAAATGTATACTGTATATCGTAAATCTGGTCATATTGTTAACACAAATCCTTAATTCTTATATTTATATAAAAGGCTTATATGAATACAGAATTTGAATTATTTCATGGTACAAATTTTTCTGATTTAATGCGTGATATATATCACAATTCAAAGAAGAAATCTAGACAGATAGATGGATTAATTAAAGAATTACAACCATTAATTAAAAATTCTGGCGATGCAACTGTACTTGTTCCTATGATAAAAGATTATCTAGAAGTATCTGTTAAAAATGATGATGCCTTAGTTAAATTAGCCGCGGTTGTGCAACGTTTAATATCTGCTTCAATGAAAGAATCTGACGACGGTGAATTTGGATTATCTGATGAGGAACGTCGTCAATTATTAGATGAAGCAGAATCTGAAGTTAAAAAACTGCAGTCTGAAAGTAAGGAAATAAATGGCAGACAAGATCAGTCTAATAATGGGACAGGTAGTACAGACCGAAGACCCGACTCAATTTGATAAATTTCAAGATTTAAATGATATAGATTTACAACCCGGGGCTATTCTAGTAAGATTGCGTAGTACCGGACAATCAATTGCTAATGAAGTAATAGCAATTCCAGCTAATCCAAATCATGTTAACGTGCCATTATATGGTGAACAAGTAATAGTGTTCAGTGCCATCGATGGTCGTACAGAAGATATAAAAACTGATTTATATTATTATCTACCATGGGTCAATACTCATGGTATACTTAATAATGGTATAATGCCATATATTCATGATACAATACCAGAAGACAAAGGATATAGTGAATATGCAGTGTCTTCAACCTTTAAAAGTAAAGAACCAGAACAATTATCATTTGAAGAAAAAAATATTGTAGCAATACAACCTTATCAAGGCGATAATATAATACAAGATCGATTTGGATCTATTTTACGATTTACTAGTACTCATAAAAATTTAGATGCATATTCCCAGGAACCATTTTGGGATAGCGAAACTGCTGGCGATCCATTAGTTGCATTGTCATGTGGTGTTGATGGCACTGATCAAGAAGATGGATATTTTACAATTGAAAATCCAGATAAAGATGCTGCATTTATTTACTTATCAAAATCACATAAAATAAGCAATTTAACATTAGCACAGCCAAAAGTAGGAAAGGAAGTTAAGCCAGTTTCATCATATGATAAATCACAAGTAATTATAGGTTCAAATCGTTTAATCTTTAATGCACGTGTTGAAGAAATTGTATTAGTATCTAAAAAAGATGTTAAAATTGCAACACCAGCATGGCAGACTGATATGGATGAATTTTTTACATTGATGTTGGCATTTCTAGACGAAGTGTTAAGACAAAATGAAAATATACAAGCAGGTCATGCAGAGATAGGAACTGTAGCTCAAGAAAATGCATTAGAAACTCATATTTCCCCAGAATCTGGAGCATCTACCAGTCTTCCAACAAATACCGGTCAATATGTGGCGTCGAATGTACGGTCAACTGTTGATAATACAAATGAGTCTTTAGATATAAGAAGTAAATTGCAACAGATACGTGATGACTTTGCAAATATGCAACAATAATATAATATAGTCATATTTATTAAAAAGGATAATACTATGGATTCAAAATCGTTTACAAAATTATTACGTAAGATTATTCGTGAAGAAGTTAAATCTGCAGTACGACAGGTATTAACGGAAGAAACGACTAGTCATAAACAAGTTATGTCTCATGGAATGCAGATGCATGAAATGGCAAATTCGCGTCCAAAAAAATCATTTACAAAAAATTCTATGTTAAATGATCTGTTAAATGAAACGGCGGCAACGCCAGTTAGTCAAGAAATGACAGATTGGAGTACAATGAATTTTAAATCTGAAATGTCAAATGCATTCGGAAGTCCAAAAATGTCAACAGGACCTCTAACGAATACCGGTATTAATGGCGAACCGGTGAATATGCAAAAAGAAGGCGTAGCGGCTACAGTAAATGCAATGACAAAAGATTATTCTGCATTAATGAAAGCAATAGATAAAAAACGAAGTAATAAATAATGAAAAGGCCTGTTTATCGATATCAACCTATCAATGAATCGCCGGATCAAGCAATTGGTATTTTATTGCCATTTAATGATTCATCAGCAGCGCGGCCGCCTAGTCTACATTATGCGTCGGGTAGCGTATCTGGTAAACAATTATTTGGTCAATCATATACTACAGAAGAGCAAGTCGTTTCAAATTTAAAAAATTTATTACTAACTCGTAAAGGTGAACGTGTAATGCAACCGTTATTTGGTACTGATATTTATAAAGTTCTTTTTGAAAATAATACATTAGATTTAAGATCATCGTTAAAAAAGACATTGACAAAAGATATTGAATATTGGTTACCATATATATTAATTAATGATATTAATATCATATCAAGTAATGATATGCATTCAATTACAATCATCATTCAATTTACAATAACCAGTATAGGAGCAAATTTAGTTATTAATATTTTAGCATCTGAAAATGAATTTCAAGTAACAGATGCTACCCCAGATTTAGAATTACGTCCTATATCAACAGATGGATTATTATAAGAAAAGGTAACTCATGAGTGATTTAGTTAAAAAAGATGTGAAATATTTAAGTAAAGATTTTGCTCAGTTTAGACAAAATTTAATAAATTTTGCAAAAAACTATTTTCCGGATACATATCAAGATTTCAATGAATCATCACCTGGTATGATGTTTGTAGAAATGGCATCATATGTAGGCGATGTGTTATCATATTATGCGGATACATCGTTCCGTGAAAGTTTACTTAATTCTGCAGATGAATCATCAAATATTTTAGCATTATCACAACTTTTTGGATATAAGCCTAAACTTAATTCACCGTCACGATGTAAATTAGATGTATTTCAATTAGTAATTGCATCTGGTAGTGGTGAAAATGCTGCCCCGGATATGGATTATGCATTATCAATTAAATCTGGAATGGAAGTATTAAGTGAAGATGGAATAAAATTTAGATCACTAGAACCTATCGATTTTAATGATGATCCAGAAATTTCAGTTTATGAAATTGATAGTACTGGGAATGTAGCTCGATACTTACTTAAAAAACAGGTAACTGTAGAATCTGGTGAAATAAAAGAATTAACCTTTAATTTTAGCGATCCAAAGCCATATGATAAAATTGTACTACCAGCTACAAATGTTATTAATATTATCGAAGTTACTGATAGTACAGAGAAAACATGGAGCGAAGTAGATTATCTAGCACAAGATACTGTATTTGAAGATATAGCAAACATTTCATATAATGATCCAGAATTATCGCAACATAGATCTACTGTTCCGTATATATTAAAATTACGTAAAACACCACGACGATTTGTTACTCGATTACGCGATGATAATCGATTAGAGATACAATTTGGTTCTGGAATATCTTCAGATGCCGATGAAGAACTTATTCCTAATCCTAAAAACGTCGGTCTTGGTTTAGAATATTTAAGACGAACAACTACTGATACAATAGATCCTTCAAATTTTTTATATACTAGTACGTATGGGTTAGCGCCATCAAATACAGATTTAACAATACGATATTCTGTTGGTGGCTCTATATCTGAAAATGTTGGTGTAAATTCCATATCAACAGTTAGTTCTATTACATATGTAAATGAAATTAACGGAGTTGATTTATCAGATTCTAAAGCATCAGTAGCTGTTACAAATCCAGAACCAGCTATTGGCGGTCGTGCTAAACAAGATATAGAAAGTATACGTCAAAATGCAATGGCAACATTTGCTGCTCAAAATAGAGCAATAACACGTGAAGATTATATTGCTAGAATATATGCAATGCCATCAAAATTTGGCTCTGTTGCAAAAGCATATATTGTAGGAGATACTCAAATTAATACGTCAGATATAATATATCCGCAAGAAACTATTAATAATCCATACGCATTAAACATGTATTTATTAGCATATGATGAAGATGGTAAATTTACAGATCCAAATTTGGCACTTAAAGAGAATATAAGAACTTATATATCACAATATCGTATGTTAACAGATGCGATTAATATAAAATCAGCATTTATAGTAAATTTAGGTGTAGATTTTGATGTAATACCTCGACCTAATTTTAATAGTAATGAAGTATTATTAAGATGCATTACAAAGTTAAAAGATATAATGTCTAATGATAAAATGCAAATAAATGGTCCTATTAATATATCATCTGTGGTAAATGCATTAGACCAAGTAAAGGGAGTACAAAGTATTATTAATTTTAAATTTTATTGTAAAACTGGATCTGGATATTCTGGAAATAAATATGCTGTTGATGCGGCTATAAAAAATAACATTTTATATCCTTCATTAGATCCATGTATATTTGAAATTAAATATCCAGATAATGATATTAGAGCAAGAATTATAAAACCTTAAGAATATAAATGTATAGAATATTTTACGCAGAAAAAGATACTACATTATATGAAAGATTTACAGAAAAAAATGCTGGAATTGATCAAATATTAGAATTAACAAAAAATGCGTCTGGTTCAAGAGTAGATGGAAAAATTCGTGGAGAAACATTTAATACTAGAATATTAATAGATTTTGGTTCTGAATTAAATGTTTTAAAATTAGCTATTAATAATGGATCAATTCCTCCTATAGGAAATTCATTAAATTCAGCATCTGCATATTTATCATTAAAATCATCTGATGCCAGTGATTTATTACAAAAATATACATTAGAAGCATTCCCAGTATCACAATCATGGACAAATGGTCAAGGTTATGCTCATGACTTACCTCAGTCGACTAACGGCGCTTCATGGTATTATAGAGATTCTAAGGATCAAGCAACTTATTGGGCAACTGGTTCTGGCATATCTAATTGGTTTCCAGGCGTCACAAAAAATATTGGTGGAGGTGTATGGATAACTGGATCAACATACCATGCATCCGAATCTTTTGATAATCAAATTCCAGACATTCGTATGGATGTTACTGATATAGTTAAACATTGGGTTGATGGTGATATTCCAAACCATGGATTCATTGTTAAACGAACTAATTTGGATGAAAAATCCGGGGAATCTGCCGGAGCAATAAAATTCTTTGGACGTGAATCACATACAGTATTTATCCCAAAATTAGAAATAACATGGGATGATTCTGCAATCTCAACCGACTTATCAGAAATTACAGATGAGTTAATTATTCCATATTTTAAAAATATTAAATCTAATTACCGTCCTACTGAAATTGCAAGATTTAGAATAGGTGTACGTGCAGAATTTCCTACTCGTACTTATTCAACCGGATCTTTTTATCTAGGAAATCAGATTTTACCAGTATCGAGTTCATATGCAATACATGATTATGAAACAAATGAAGTAATAATACCATTTACAGATAATTGGACTAATTCACATACTAAAATTAGTAGCGACTCTAATGGTAATTACATTGATTTAAGAATGGATGCATTTTTACCAGAACGATATTATAAAATATTGTTAAAATGTGAAAGAACTAATGATATACGTATATTTGATGAATTTTATTTTAAAGTGGTTAATTCATGAATAAAAGAGAATTTAAAATAGTCCCAAGAAACAAAAAAGGCGTTGCCTTATGCACCGTAGACAAACAAGAGTATGCTAAGTATGCTTTTGAACAAACGTTTATTGATGGTAACATAGATACTGCTTTTGAATTTTTTATATTTACAGCGCCTGAGCCGCCGCCTGCTCCTGTAAAACAAATTGTTGTTCAGCCAATACCGGTACCGGCTCCTCCATTACCACCTGCTCCAGATCCGGTACCAGAATTCCAAACTGGAGGAATAAAGGCTCCGCCAGGAATGGTAGTAGATTATGAAACCGGCGGAATAAAACCAATGCGTGATAATTCATCATTGACTTAAAGGATATAAATGGCAAAATTTAAACCAAATGTATTAAAAAGTATTGGCCCGGTATTAATTAAAAATGGAACTATTGAGGCTCATTTATACACCCCTGGAGATAAAAGTAAATATATTGATGGTGGACTAATAGATGATAACTCATATGTAATAGATACTGATTGTGTTTATATTGATTGGGCAAAAGTTTTAAATTCTTCTGGTATTAGTAAAGGTACGTTTAATACTATTATTCATATGTACGATCCAATATTAGGATCTATTGAATTTCCAATGTTATTCCTTAAAGGAATTTCTCCAGATCGACGTGAATTACTATTTGAACATGTAGCAGTTGAAGATCCGGAAAATCATGAAGGCATGTTGGAAGATTTTGTTAATAATTTAAAAACAGAGATGGAGCCTGCGGTTAATTTTGGAAAAAATAAAATATATAAAATAATTAATGCTCAAATATTAGCAGATACTACATCTACTGCTAATAAAATTGATCTGGCATTACGATTATATGAACCAATACCATCAAATATTAACGATGGTGATACAGCCTGGATTGTTGATGAGTTATCTGATTCAGTAACTGATATTATATCTGTAAAAAATAATATAAAATTTGTTGATAATACAATTCAATTAAGAGGTCCTAATTTTGATATTGAAACAGAGTTTGGAACAATTACAGAAACTGAATTTGAATCATGGAATTCGTTACTGGACGCAAATACCGCTACATCTCAAGATATAGTAGATCGTATATTTTCTGGTTCATTAGATGGCGTAGGAATAGGAATTGATTATTCTGGTTTTGATAATTTTATACATTTTTCATCCGCTACAGAACGTTTAGCTAATTTTAAATATAAATTAGAATTAATTGAATATTATGATATACGAATTGATACATTAAATAATACCAGTGGATCTGATACTACGGCGTTGCAAAATAATGTAACTTTAAATACAAGTCGTAAAAATGATGTTGTAGGATCATTTGATGGATTTGAACGATGGTTATATAATTCATCAACATCTAGCCGATTTACTCATCATGATATTTATGATCAAGAAGTATATGAAGTGGAAGGAGATCGCATTGGAGCTCAATTATATCGAATACAATCATATCCAAAATACTTATCAAATGGAAAATATGTATTACATGATGTAGCGTCTAGTATAGCACAAACATGGTATACAAATACATTAGCTACCGCGTCATTATATGACGTAGAAAATGATTCAGCGTTAGTAAAAACAATTCCGGAACATATACGCCGCGACGAAAATAATTCACAATATGAATTATTTGTTAATATGATAGGCCATCACTATGATATTATATATTCATATATAGATAATTTATCAAAAATATATCATGTACAAGAACATCCAGAATTAGGGCAAAGTAAAGATACATTATATCAAATTGCAAAGTCTTTAGGGTGGTCTTTGTCGGAAGGAAAACAAGCAACTGTATTATCCCAGTATAAATTAGGTGTAGATTCCGGATCCGGCGCATATGCATCAACTGGTTCATTATTTTCAAAATCTGATGAGGATTTAACTTCTGAAATATGGCAACGTATTGTTAATAATTTACCATATTTACTTAAAACAAAAGGTTCTGCAAGGTCTGTTAAAGCGATGATGAATACATATGGTATTCCGCAGACTTTGCTTTCTATACGTGAATATGGTGGTCCAAAAGTTTCTGGAGATTCTCCATTATTAATTGAAGATCGATTCACATATGCTTTACAGTTTGAATCCGGATCAATAAGTTCTTCAGCTTCTCCAAATATACGAATAGGTAATATGCATTATATGTCATCCGGAAGTGGTTGGGGATTTGATAGAGTTGGTGATGATGAAGGCGGTTCATCAGTAATCAATAATGAACTTTCTGGAGGTATTCCTTGTCAAACTAAAGAATGGAGATTTAAACCTGCTGTTAAAGAAAGTATGCTGTTATACACTAACACTAGTAAGATTTCTGGTACAGATGAAAGAATATCAGCTCAAATTGCTATACAACATACTGCATCATATTCTGGATCATCAAATTGGGGTAGAATAGTCTTTTCTCATGGTTATAGTTATAATACTAAACCAATGACGGGATCATCAAATTGGTTACCTTTATATGATGGCGATTTTTGGAATATAAGATGGTTTTGGCAATCTACCGGCTCTGGCGCAGGATCGTTTAATGAACAGTCTAATACTAATACAACATATTATATACAAGCACAAAGAGCAGCCGATTATATCACTGATAAGATCGTGCATCGCGCTAGCGCATCTTATACTCCAACTGAAACAGCTCATTCTCAAAATTGGGCTAAACCACATACCAATTCAGGAGCACAAAATCTCGGATTTTCATATTTAGGTGGAATCTCTGGCGATGGAG